AAATTATAACGAATAACAAGGAGATTTAATGTCTTATTCACAATCAATTGTAGCTAACATTAGCTTGCAAACTGCAACACAAACACAACAAGGTTTTGGTACACCTATATTTATTGCCGCACACAGTCTTTATGCTGAACGAGTCAGGGGTTATAGTTCGTTAAAAGAAATGACAGATGATAACTTTAAGACTACTGACAACGCTTACATTGCCGCTCAACAAGCTTTTAACCAGTCCCCTGCTGTTCCTATTGTTAAGATTGGCCGAAGAGAAGAAATCTGGACGGGTTATATCGCATCCACAGCATCTATTGCTGATGTATATTCATTCACAGTAAATTTACCTTCTATTCCATACTCGATAAGTGTCTCTCATACAGCCGTGAGTGGTAATTTAACTCAAGATGATATTGCTACGGCTCTGAAAGATATTATAGATGGTGACTCGACCTTAGCAGCAAACTTAGATGCCACTAAAGTAGGTACAGGAGCTGGCACTAGCCTTGTGGTCACTACTAAAACTGGGGAGGAGTTCTTCACGATATCAGACGAAACAGGTGAATTTACAGGACAGTTATCTTCTACTGAATCTCCTTCTGACACTTTACTTCAAATAGATAACGAAGATAATGATTACTACTTTGTATGTGCAGAGGATCATTCAAACGCTTATATCAAGCTTATGTCAGCAGCAGTTGAGAGTAAATCTGGTGAATACTTCTCAAGTAAGTACTCAATAGACGAGTTAGGCGCTTATGTAGCTTTGGCAGTGGATAAGGGTGTAATCAATGAACTTAAAGATGCTGGTAGGGACGGCACTGTCGTTTTATTCCACCAAGATTCTGATGCCTTCATCGAGATGTCTTGGGTAGGTTCAAATGCACCGTATGATGCTGGTTCGATTACTTGGTGCAACACGCAAGCGGTAGGTGCGAGTACTTCTAAAAACCCTGCAACTGGTAAACCACTAACTTCGACTCAAAAAAGCAACTTGACTAGTAAGAATGCTAACTACGTAGAAGCTGACTCAAATAACCCTTACTTCCGTACAGGTGTTACTTCAGGTGGTGAATGGATTGATGTTATCCGTGGTGTTGATTGGATGAAGTCTGACCTTACAGCGTCTTTGAAATCTTTGATTTTAGGCCAGAAGGGTACAAAAGTTCCTTACACAGAAGTAGGTGAAGGGATGGTACGAGAAGCTGTTATGAGTTCTCTACAACGTGCTGTTAACCAAGGGTTTATTAATTCCGATTACATAGTAACTGTCCCACAGGTTAATAAGCTAGATGCAACTCAAAGAGTATCACGTATCTTAGATGGTGTAACATTTGCAGCAACACTACAAGGCGCTATCCACGAAATCACTATATCAGGCACTGTGTCTGCTTAAAAAGGAGTTTAAAATATGTTTCAATCTTATGCACCAAAGGACGTAGTAGTCTCTTGGAACGGAGTACCTATCACAGGCTTCGCTGAAGGTACTTTCATTACTATGAAACGTGCTACAGAATCTAAAAAGAAAACAGTCGGTTCACAGGGTGATGTTTGTATCACAATGTCTGCTGATAAAACAGGTGAGATCGAGTTGACGTTAATGCAGTCTGCCCCTTCCAATGCTAAGTTAGCATTGTTACTTCATCTTGAAGAGAAAGCTCGAATCCCTACAGTTGGTGTTCTAATGGTTTCCGATCCTTCAGGTGCAGTACTAGCACTATCTAAGAATGCTTTCTTAATGTCTTTCCCAAGTTTAGACTTGGCAGATGACGCTGGTGATCGTACTTGGATGTTCGCTTGTGAAGACTTAGACTATGCAACTGCTATCGGTTTTATCCCTAGAATTACATAGTATCTTTTAATACCTAGAGGGGGCTTCGTGCCTCCTTTTTTGTATGTGCTATAAATAGTTCTTTACAATACCACACTACTGTGTTATAATTAATTCTTTTTAAGTAAACAAAGGATATTAATTATGAGTAATACTAAAGGTTTTAAAACTAAGAAGATCGGCAAGAATAAATACGGTGTTCACATGTTAAAAGCGAAGGAAGCTTTTTCTTATGGATTGAAACTTCGTAGCTTACTACCCGTAACTGGTAGCTTCTTTGATGCACGAACTTCAAGTGCTTTGGAAGGTTTAAAGTTTTCCACAATGGCAGAAGTATTCCTAGATTCTATGGACGCATTAGATATTGAATCTATCCTTGAGGATGTAGTGTACGGCAACTTGACAGTTAACGGGCAAGACATTGACGTAGATGAGCACTTCCAAGAAAACTTAGGTGAGATGCTAGATGTGATTGCTTGGGTATTAGAGGTCAACTTCAAGTCACTTTTTTTGGGAAGTACATTTCTCTCGAAGATGTTCAGCAAACTGAAGGGAATGGGTTTAATCCCAACCAAGAAAGTAGTGGTAGAGGAGTTGGAAGCGGAAGCGGAAGAGGAAGTGTTAGAGACAGAGTAGAAAGTACCTCCTCACTGACTGAAGTTGACTGGTTCTTCTTCAGTACCTACGCCTCTGAACATTGTAAAGAATCAATAACTCATCTTGAAGAAGGTATGCTTTTAGATGATTTCTGGAAGTTACATGAATATTGCAAGATTATGTCTGACTATGGAAGAGAAGATATGAAGCGTAGGAAAAAGGAAGCAGAAGCGCAGGCTAATGCTAACAAATAGGAGTGAGTAAATGGATAAGGTGATTATTAACGACTTTGTAATGAAGTTGGGTTTTAACAGCAAGGAAGCTGATAAGGGTTTTGATAGGATCGAGAAGAGAGTACTTAAACTTAATAAGAAACTGGAAAGGTCTCAAAAGACTTTAACCAGAGGTTATAAAGAGAGTGTTGTTGACTCAAACAAGAAAGAGCAAGCTCTCCAAAGAATTATCGGTCTTAAGAAGAGAGCACAGAAAATTGAGAAGCATCAAAGTAAGATGTCTTCTGGTGATATTGCACTTCAAACTAAACTTGGTAGATTAGAAAAGATTTCACTAGATATTGAATCTAAGAAGTTAAGGATTCTTATACAAAAGAGAAACTTGTTAGCTAATAAAGTGGTTAAGATTAATCAAGTTAAACGAGCTACCATAGCTACTGCTACTGCTGAAGAAAGAGCCGCTAGGTCTTCTGCAAGGTTTGCAAATAACTCTGAAAGAGCTTCAAGAGCTAACAGTCGATCTGCTCACTCTTTGAGGAACTCAGTAGCCTCCGCTAACAAGATGCAAAACTTCATACTCAAGGGTGCATTAGCCTACGGTGCTTTCCAAGGTGCTAAAACGGTGGCTAGTTCTACTATGACAACAGGTATGGCATCTTCAAGATCACAAGTTGGTTTAGAAGCGGTAGCAAGCCATATTGGTAGGGGTATGGGGATGGACGATGAGAAGGCTAACAGGTTCGCTTCTGATCAGACTACTTACGCAAGAGACTTATCAACTTCTCTTAACAGGGATATGTTAAGTACTCAAGAATCTTGGAGGGATATTCTAGGTGCTACGATAACCACTATCGAGGAGCATGGGGAAGAAGGCTTTAAGAATGTTCAAGATGTATTTAAAGGTGTAATTGAATCGTCTGCTGTATTTAAACTTAGTCCTTCTGAAACAAAGTTAATGTTGTTAGGTACTAAGCAAACAATGCAAAAGGGTAAGTTACAAGCGGAAGAAATAACAAGACAGATGGGTGAAAGATCTCCTCTATTAATGGGTGAATTACTCAAAGCTGTGAAAACTGTTAGAAAGGACGATAGCATAGTCATGAAAGACGTCTTCAAGTTGATGTCACTTGGCAAACTACATGCTTATGACATCATGCCAGAGTTGGGTAGGAATTTATCTAAGATGTCTAGGAGAATCGCTGGAGGAGACTTACAAGCTTATATGCAAAAGTCTGCGGCTGGCGCTTGGGATGGTGTTACAACATCTATTCAAAGTATTCAGATCGGTATCTTTGAAGAAATGGATAAACCCTTAGCTCGTATGTTAACAACAGTGAAAGAGTTACTATCAAGTATGGAGTTCATCTGGCAACCAGCAGGTGTTTTCGCAAGTAATATCTTTGATTTGATGGACAATGATTTAACTAAGTTATTATCTAAGATGAAAAAAGGTGAAGGTTTCTTCGCTAACCTCTTTGGTACTGAAGGTGGTGCAGATGGTTGGGAAGAACGTAAAGCCAATATGACACCTGAGCAAAGAAAAGAGAACTCTTTAGAGATGTTAGAGAAGTCTAAGAAAGTCTATGCAAGTATTAGAGGTTTCTTTATTGGTGATGAAGATGTAGAAGGAATAGGTGGTTTTGCAGGAGGTGTCATTTACTTCTTACAAACGGCTCAAGCTTTAATCCTTTCAATGAAAGAACCCCTTGAAGAGCTTATGGAGTCTATGGGGTTTGGAACTGGTGAAGACGGTTTAAAAGGTTCTCATGTAGGTTTTGGAGCTGGTTTGTGGTTAACAAGTAACCTTACAGGAGCTACAAGCATGTTCGTAGCAATGACAGAAGCTTTCGGTTCATTAGCAAAAGTACTACCAGATATTACTAAACTTCTAGCATCACCTAAGTTATTGGCGATATTAAGTGCTCTTGGAATTGGAGGAGGAAGCCTTATAGCCGCTAATGCTAATGATGGGAAATCTACGATAGATAAGATTAAAACAACTAAAAATATCCTTGATACTCCTCCTAGAGAAGGTGCAGGTGTTTTAGAGAAACATGCTTTGAATACTGCAAAATCGGCTATGATTCTACACGAGTGGACTACTAAACCAATCATGAGTTCTACAGGAACAGTGATTACTAAAATGTTAGAAGATTCCCCAGAGGAAGTTAAGAAGAATGCTATGTTAGGTAGCATCTTTGGGGGTAACGTGAACCCTTCTATGCGAAAGGATAACTACAATTTTGCTACAGTAGATTATAGCAACCAGATGAGGAACGCTAGGAGTGTCTTTGATACGGACTACTTAGGTATGTCTCATAAGAATATCAAATCACACAGCTCTATGCAACCTAGTAACTTCGGTAATATGACGCAAGGTCTCTCTCCAGCGAACATGAGTAAGTTCATGACAGGGGAGGTTATGATTACTGTTAAAGGCGCTGATGGACATATAAATTACTCTGAAATGTTAACTCTACACAACATAGCTGAAGAAATGAAAGCAGGTCAGAATGTAATGGAGATTGATATCTCATCACAATAAGGAGATTAAATGGCAAATATTATATTTGATAGGTACTACAAGATAACCTTCGTGTCTGTAAGTAAGGAGACTCCAAGGGCAGGTACACCTACTGATAATAGTGTAACATACCTAGACGAGTACACGATCACTTCGGATGACTCTAAAGATGGTTTAAGTTCTCTACAAGTATATGGAAACACTAAGAAGTCACTTAAAAGTGCTGGCGATAGCCCTGATAGTGCACTAACTCTGAACATTGTCAATCTACCTTCCGATGTTAATGCAAGACTTAACGCTGCAACATTATTGAAAGTATCTGTTTCTCTAGGTTATAAGAACGCCTCAGAAGGAGATGCTGTAACTAATCCTATCATAGGAGAAGTCTTTAATGGTGATGTCAAGAGTTACACTACCTCTCACGATGGTTTAAACTTCGTAACCTCTATACGCGCTGTAACAGGCGCTGTGGAGAAAGCTGGAGCTACTGTTAACGCTGTGTTTAGAAAGGGTGTACCTCTTAGGTTAGTCCTTAAACGAATCGTTGATAGTTTCTCTGAGGTTTACATTAACGCGAAAGATGGTACACAGAAGAAAATCACTAAAAGGTTTAGTGTTGTATTTGAAGGAGGTACGCTTGATGGTGTTTCCTTAGATAATGACAGAGCCTTTGAAGGGATGACAGCGAAGGTACTTGAGGAGTTATGCAAAGAATTTAAGATAAGTTGGACTTTGGAAGGTGGACAAGTGTTAGTTTATGACCTAAATAGTCGTGACACGAGCTACAACTACACCAAACTTGACTTAGAACCCCAGAACGTGATAGGGGGTTTAGGTTATGGTTCTGAGAACGCAGGTAAGAATGAAAAGGACACTGAGACTAACGTAGAAGTGACTATGAATACTTTCTTAGACCCAAGAGTAGGTTCACAAACCTTGATATCTATCCCCAAGTCTATGGACAAAGGGGGTTTATCTTTTTCGGGGAATTACTTACCTACAGCTTGGATGCACAGATTTACATACAGAGGAGGTACTTATGAGACCTCGTACATATTAAACAGGACAAATAAGAAGGAGTTTCATATTGGCACAGACACTAGATGATACTTTTGGGAAGCAAAAGGAGGCTTTTTTATACTTACAAGATGGGTTATCCACTGGCCTGACCAAATCTTCCTTAATCCCAGACAGTGTAACAAGACTAAAATTACACGCAACAACTGGTTATTCTATTACGAGAAACTCTAAAATGACTTCCCAACCTGTTTCAGACGGTTCTAACAGAGCAGACCACTACACTAACAACTTAGCTAGTATAACTCTCTCAGGTGTTATAGCTGACCAAATTAACCCGTTCAGGCTCAATCGAAAGGAGAAGACATCTCAAGAGTATGTAGAGGAGATCATGAGGATGCAGAGTACTAAACAACGTATCACGGTTGTACTCCCTCAAATTGGCTTCTTCAGTAATTGTATGATCACGAACTTCACTCCTACGAGAAGAACAGGGACGGGGCTTGGAACTGAGGTGAGTATCACACTACAGAGGATTCTAGTGGCAACACTTGGGACAACTCGTAAGGTGAGAGTCCTTGATAATGACCTAACAGCAGAAGAGAGTATTAACAGTACGATAGATGTTAATGGAGGAGATTTACCCGTTTACACCAATGCTCAAAGCTTGGAGAACGAAGAGATTATTGCGGATAACTTTGCTAGAGCAATAGAAGAATCTAAATTACCTGAAGGGGGCTAACTAATGGATATTGATTACAACACAGTGGACGTTATTAAGTCTCATATTACAGGTAATAATGCTAGAACCTACACACAGTTACCAGCGAGAGTTGATAAGTTCTATGAAGATACAAACTGCATTGATGCTACTCTCTTGGTTTCAGACAGTATCAGAGGTAAGAATGTTATTCAAGCTGGTAAGATCATTAACGTACCTGTTCTGTTTTCTACTGGAGGCTCTTTTAAGCAAGGGTTTAAGTTAGTATCTGGGGATACAGTACTTTTACACTTTTGTATGAGGTCTCTCGATAACTTCCACAATTCAGATGGGAAAGAAGTCACTGTTATGGAGAACAAGCGTTACCATGACATCTCTGACTGTTTTGCTACAACTGGTGCTTTCACTAAAAAGAATCCTATCGTTTCAGAAGAGTTTAAAGGTCATTCATACTTACTTGATGGTAATACATCAATAGTGTTTAATAAGGACGGAGATGGTCTTACAGTCACCTCTGACAAGGATATTACAGTAACATCGACAGGTACAGGTAAGGTAAATATTACAGGCGATGAAACAGTTATTAACGAGGGTACAGGTTACGCTGTAGAGTTCTCTAACTTAAAGGTTATTGTAGATGCTTTAGTGGTTCAGTTGAACAGTCATACACACACAAATGGTGCGGGGGTTACAACGACTGCTGCTGCTTCAGCAACTCCTCTTATCTTCACAGCAGATATAACAACTGCTAAAGTTGGTAAGACTCGAATAGGTGGAGTATATGTCCCACCACCACCACCACCTGAAGTACCTTAAGGAGAAATTCATGGAAGTAATTAACAACCCAACAACAGCTCATTCTTCTTACAAAGTAGTCCTAGACGGGTCTACTTTCAGTATTAAGCAAAGGTATAATGGGCGTACAGATAGTTGGTATTTAGATGTATATGATGCGTCAGGTAATGTGTTAGTTTTTGGAAAGAAACTTCAACTTAATATGCCAGTTGTCAGTCTTAATGTTAGCCTAATGCCACTTGGTAATATAACTGTAAGGCAAATTGCAGGAACTAAGACTACTAGGATAAGCAGAGATAACTTAGGTTCAGATAGAACCTTTAACCTCGTTTATTATAACCTTGAGGATCTTTCATAATGACAACAGATATTAAGTTGAACACAGAAACATGGGACTACGACCTTACCAGCAATGGCTTAGAATTATTCGAGAAGAACCCTAACGTAGTAGCGCAAAGAATTAGGATAGCATACCAGCTTAAACAAGGGGAACTTTTCACAGACGTGATTGAAGGTGTCCCCATAGTAGAGTTTTCTGCAACAAAAGATGGAGGCTCTTTCGCAGACGCTTTCATGATAGATTATACATCAAAAATTGAAGGAGTTGTTGAGGTGATTAATTTCACTTCGAGGATTAACCCAGTAACCAGAGTTTATGAACCTACAGTGGAGGTTAGAACAGACTCTGGAGATATACTAACAATAGACGGAGGAACACTCTAGTGGCTATAGAAGATAATGGATTTGAGATAAAAAGATATAATACAATCCAAAAAGAAATGAACGAAGAGTTCTCAACAAATGCTGAAAAAACTATTGATACATCTTCAGATTCCATAGCAGGTATTATGAACTCTATACCAAGTAGGCAGTTAGCACTACTGTGGGAATTAGGTGAAAGTATCAATGACTCTACTGACATTACAAAAGCTGAGGGGTCTGCACTGGATAACTTAGCGTTGCAAGTCGGTCTTATAAGAGAGCCTGATAAGCAGTCCTACGGGGTAGCTTGGTTTACAGGAAAAGATGGTACAACTATTAGTACATCTGCTGTAGTGACTACTGCAAGAGGAGACGAGTTTACCCCTACCTCAGAGGTGGTTATCACACCTACGAGTTGTTTAAAATGTACGCTAAAGCTTAATACCTTTCTACCAAGTACGGAATATCAGGTAGTAGTAGAAGGCACTCAGTACAGCTATACAGGAGTAATCGGGGAGACTGAGCAGGATATTGTTGACGAACTTGCACTAGAGCTAGCCAATGGGTCATCTGTGTTCACTACTACTGTAGAAGGCACTTCCATTATACTGGAGATAGAGGAAGAAGCACGAGATGCTGGTAACACGATGGAAGTCTTTGCAACAACTTATATAAGCTTCTCTGAAATAACTTCAATTGGAATTGTTGAATCGACTGAGTACGGTTTTATTGAAGGTGCGGCACACTCCCTAAATCTCATAAGTACAACTGTAAACGGTTGGGATTCAGTAGATAACCCTAGTGACATGACATTGGGTAGATTCCAACAAAATGATGACGAACTAAGAACTTCAATATTAAACAACTACAACATCAAAGATAGCGTTACGCATCAAGGTGTTAAAGATGCTGTAAGTGCGGTAGCTGGAGTTACAAGTGCTTCTGTCTATGATAATGAGAACTTCTACAACGTAAACTTCAATAGCGTAGATGTAGCAGGTAAATCTTATATGGTGACTGTAGATGGTGGTGTTGATGAGGATATAGCCAAGGTTATCTGGGATACTAAACCTCTTGGCATCAAGACTTCAGGCTCAGAGGAGCACAGTTTAATAGATGACGATGGACAGGAACAAAAGGTTTGGTTCTCAAGATCATCTAAACAGTTCTTCTATATGAAGATTTCAATTACTAAATACTTAGAAGAAGAATACCCTTTAGGTGGGGATAATAGGGTTAAAGAAGCTTGCTTACTATTCGGAGATGCTCTTAGTATTGGAGAGGACGTTATTCCTCAAAGATTTGAAGGTAACGTATTTGAGAACGTATCAGGTATAGACGTGTTAAGTATAGAAGTAGCCTATTCAAGTAACTCTTCCTTAACTGTAAATGACACATCTTTAGAACCTCTTTACACGTCAAGTAGGGTCGCTATGGATGCTACGCAATCACCACTTTTTGCAACTAATAGAATGGAGGTAACAATTGTCTGAGATAATTAAAATAGAAAGTCATTACGAAGAAGCAAAGGAATTATTACCTTCTCAGTTTTATGACAAACCTTATATTAATGCACACTTAAAGGCTATTATGGATGGTTGCCAAAAGGTCGAAGATGCTTTCTACGATAAGCTTTATATTAATAGGTTATTTAAGAACGCAGTCTCCTCTGACTTAGAGAGAATTGGTAGATTGTATGGGCTTCATAGAATCTTAGGGGAGGAAGATAAACTCTTCCGATTAAGAATTAATGCTGAGATATTAAGGAGAAATGCAGAAGGGACTCCGAACTCAGCTAAGAGAGTTTTATCCTCAGCTACGGGTCTGAGTAATATGAGAGTCTTTGAACACTATGCAGGTTGCCCAATCATCTATGGGGAGACTCAAGATAACGATTACCAATTAACTGGTGCAGAGGCACAATACCTTAAGAACGCTTCTCCTATTACAACTGGGAGTTGTGTCTTCGGTGTTAGTTACTCTACGGAATATAGTAGTACTTTCATACCTGCTGAGTTGGAGCTTACTTATCAAAATTTAACGACTGCTGAGAACTCTAATAGGTACATGTTTAATTTTAATGGTGATGGTTATATAGAGACACCTAGGCGTTGGAATCCTGATGCTGTAGACCCAAGTTTTGACTTTGAGTGGTTTGGTGATATTACAACACCTATAGAAGCACTTGTTATTGGGCAGAACGCAAGTCAGACAACTTCTCAAAGAGAGCTGAGTATATTTACTGATTCTGGCGGTAATTTGAGGATTCACCTAGGTGGCGGTAGTGCGTCATTTACAAACATCGGTGGCTGGTCTGGAGATAATACTTGGCTGTTTAAGTTTGTATTCTCCACAAATATTATGGAATTATATTTAAACGGAGTATTGCAGGAATCTAAGCCTGCATCGTTTGGAGTATTCAGAAGCCCCTCAGTTAGCACATTTTTAGGCGGCGACCCCTTGCATGGGAGCAGGTTTGAAAAAGGTATAATGGCAGACGTTAAATTCTGGATTAACACAGAAACAACTAACGATCTAGTTCTTGATATGCCTATAAACGATAACTCTACAACCATCAAAGATTACTCTATAGCTCGTCAAGATGGTGTCTTAGCAAAAGGTACAGGCTCTTGGGGTACTTCCCCTTTGACGTTTGACTTTAACGGAGACGGTTACATTGAAGCCCCTAGACGATGGAATCCTGATGCTGCCGACCCTAGTTTTGAAATAGAGTTTACAAACGATCTTAGTATAGAGGGTCAGACTTTTAATCAGGCAGACCCTTTGGTAGGTGGTGTTCACGAATTACGAATAATAACCTCTGCAACGGTAATACAGATAAATCTGGGCGGTAATTTTGCAAACTTGCCGTTATTCGCAAATGATACAGGGTTGCTTAAGTGGAGCTTTAAATTTAACGGGATAAACCAAGTTCTTGTGTATAGGCAGGGCGTATTACGATCTACTGTTAATTTAACAATAGGATCTGATAGACTACCGAACCCATCACTTAGCTTGATGAGTAGGTTTGGCAGCAACCCCGACAGCTCTATTTTAGCAGATGTTAAGATGTGGATTAATGGTGATTCGCAGTCGGGCGACTTAGTTTTAGATATGCCAATCAACGACAACTCAAACACCATTGTTGACTACGCGCCACAAATTGACGGTGTACTTAATGCGGGAACTGGTCAGTGGATTAATAAAGCAGAACGATACTTTTTAGATTTTAATGGTGATGGTTATATAAGCATAGCACCTAGAGTTTTGAGTGGCGACTTTACTATAAAAGGCTCTTTTACAATATCAGACACAAACGGCCTTGATTCTATTTTTGCACAGACTGCGGTATCAGGTAAGAATGTATTAAAAATAAGAAAGCTAGGACACGCTACCTCGCCAAATATTCAGCTAGTTGTTTATAACGGCACGACTGTTGAGTTTGCAAAAAATGCGACTTTAACAAATTATTCGTTAAATAGTGTTGTTAATGTAGAATTTAGCCGAGTTGGTAGTCAGTACAGTTATAAAGTAACTGGTGTAAATGACCAAGTATTCACAGATTCGATACTTTCAATCGAATTTAACACCATAGGCGATACAGGTGGGTTATTCACAAGAGGTTGGAGGGGTAGAATATACGATGTAACTATTGAGGACGCTGGTGCAGTTGTTCTTGATATGCCAATCAACGATAACTCTGCAACCATTGTAGACCACTCACCAACACCTCAAAACGGCACTTTAACCATCGGAACGGGTTCTTGGGATTTAGTAACTACAGAAAATTACGGAAGAGAGTATTTCGACTTCAACGGAGACGGTAACATTGTCTTCCCAAGAATGTGGAATCCTGATGCTGCTGACCCAAGTTTTACTGTAGAGTTTTATAATGATACCTCACAAAATACGAGCACTCAATTTATCAAGCAGGGTGAAAATTTTGGTGACTTAACAATCAGAACACAGTCAGCTGGAGGCCTAGGCTTATATTTGGGGGGTTCTGGTTATACTATTTTATCAGCAAATGATGACGGTTTAGGTCTTTGGAGAATAGAATACATTAATTC